GCCGGCGCTGATCTGGTAATTGTGGCCTGTTGGGTGGTCTTTCATCACGTGAAAATCTAGGCCACTTGCCAGAAACTCTTCGTGGGCGATTCGTTCCCGGTGCGTCAGCCTGGCGTCTGCGTCGCGGCTTAGAACGATGTCGAATTGCGGATCGGTCAAAGCCTGAAATCGCCAGAGTTTGGCTGTGTGGTCTTCTGGCCCTGGCTGGTCTACGAGCTGCACGTGGGGGAAGAGCTGAAGCGTTTGCTTGATTGATTCCGGAACGCTGGCCCCGGTGTAAAAGCGCAGCGTATATCCTTTGAAGTGTCTGGTCGCCAGAATTGCGTTCTTGATCGCGCCGATCGTGTATCGCTCTTCGCTGCCGTATAACGAGTATGCGATGAGCTGCTTCATGGCCTTAGTTTGCGCTTGAGCAATTCGTAGGCTTCGCTCTCGATGTAGTTCTTGTATGCGAGCGCGTCGAATGCGTATATTTCGGTTGCGTTGACTTCCTTGTATCCCTCATCCCATTCCGCTTTGCCTGCGACTGGGTGCATGTGTTCAACGATAACGTGATCGAGGTAAGTGATCGCTCCTAAATCCTGGCCTAGTTTCTTCCAGAAGTTATCAAGATATAAATGCTTCATCTTTGGCGGAACCATTCCGTCAAGGGCTTTGACGATGTCGCTGGTCATTACGATCATGGTTGGAAGTCGTTCCTTCTGTAGCAAGTCGTTGCCGTAGGCCATTGACGGTCGCTTCTGCATTGCCTGGATAAGAAGCTCATCCCATCCGGCTGTGCGTGGGCGGTGGTCATCGCCGAGGAAGGCGAAGTATTTATATTCGCCCTTCTTTGCGATCGCACTGGCTGCCTTGTTTATTGGGTAAGCCATGCCCCGGGTTTCGTTCTTGATCGTCATGCACTTGTCTGCGCCTACTTCGTATTCGTAGGCATCGTGCTCTGGATCGTTTGCATCAATAATGAAGAGGATGTCTGAATGTGTGGAAAGGCTATCGTGCTCTGCCAATAGTTCGACTGCGTTGCGTGGGCGTCCTCTGGTTGGTACGAGGATAATCATTTCATTCATTTGTAGTCGCAATCTCGCCGGCGATCGCTGCGTATGCCGCTAAATCTATGAAGGAGTCTTCTGTCTCTGTCTCCATCAATCGTGCGACTTTAACTAGCGCCATGCATATCGCCACTTGCTGTGGGGTGATCTGGTGCTCCAGATATGTCGTCCATAAGTCTGCAATGCGGCGGTGGTTGGTTCTTGGATCACCGTATGTCTTCTGGCGGTCTTTGGCTGTGAGTCGAGCTGCTTCTTGAAGAATATCCCCCCGATTCATCGACTACTTTGCTCCGCGTCCGAAGTCGCTTGCTCTGGGATCTATCGCCTTCAAGATTGGGCCGGCGATTGCTGCGATCCCTACTGCAAGGTATTCCTTGAGTGGGCGGTTTGGATCTACAAGATAAAGAGCTGCGATTGCTGCTGCTCCTGCTCGCAGGTAGGTCATGATGATGGCTTCGATCTTCTTCTTATCCATTTGTTATCTCCTTAAATTTAGGGCGGCCAAATCCTACGATAAATACTGGCAGAGAGGGTTGAACCTTGCCGCGATTCTTCTTCTTGTATGCGCGTATCTTCTTGCAGACTTCTCCGCCGTTGCGCTGGTCGCCCTTCTTGTCCGGGCTGGTGTTGCCTTCTACTGTGGTTACTGTGCCGTTGCCGTTATTGCTGATCACGATTCCAACGTGTGAAATACGATCGAGCGCGTCGCCGGGAAAGTCAAAGAAGACGATATCTCCTGGCTGTGGTTCTGCTGCTTCTGAAAGTGTCCAGGCGTTCTTGTCCATGAAGCCTGTTGCTCCTGCTGGCGTGTAGGTGCAATTCGGGATCTTGATCCCTGCTTGCTTTGCGCACCAGTTTACGAATGCTCCGCACCAGGCTTGGTTTGCCTTCTGGTATTTCGTTTGGTTATCTGCTGGCCCTTCGATGTATCCGAGTTCGGATTGTGCTACATCTAGAAACTTCTCCAGTTGGTTCATTTCCTGCCCCCTTTTGGTTTGTTATTTTCCAAGAGTAGGCTATAAATCTCATCTACTCTGGTTTCGACTCTGGAAATTCTATCGCTTACCGAGCTGCCGCCATTGGGCTTCAATTCTGCAAGGTAATGCTTGACGAGCCATCTGGTTATCGCGATAAAGGCTCCGGCAATGGTAAGAATTGAAACGATCAGGGCTGCGTAATCCTGCGCGGTCATAATCCGATCGCCATCACTTGCATCGTGACGGTTCCAGAGCTGGTAATTGCCCAGAGTCCGTTTGCCTTGTTATTGATCGTGATCTTGTCGCCGTTATCCATCTTGTATCCGGTCGCTGTGGTCACATCGCTGTTTCCAATGAAGCACGTGCCGCTTGAGCTGTGTAAATAAACCATCTCTGCTTCTGCCGTCGCGTCAACGAGCGCCGTTGCTGTGGTTCCTACGGTGACTTGCCGGGTGCTGATTCCCATGTCGTTCTCCTGGCTTCTTCTGGATCCCCGATGCTTCTACTTCGTCGACGGCGTCGTCAATCGTCCATAATAGAGGAACGATATCAGTGACTAGCGTGTCCATTGGTTTCTTTCGGATTGATTATTGCTTTGGTTCCGTTCCAGGTTGCAACGCCTTCGCATTGGAAATAGTGAAACTTTCCTACGAAGGTCTTGCATGGAACGTTGATCTCTAGTTCGCTTGCTTGCTTCTGTGAAATCATCTGAGTGCGATCTTCGTTTGTTTCAGTAACATTCCAGGGAACATCGGGCGTCGCCTTGCAGAAGTTTAAATAATAAAACGCCACTCACACGACTTCTTCTGTTGATGGTGGCTCGATAAAATTAACCCCATCCCAGATGTCGCCTGGGTTTGCGTACTTGCCTTTGAAGTTTGCATTATAAGAAGTCTGCACCCACTCGCCACCGAGTAAGTCATTACAGAAAGCAGCGCCGATTGATTCTTGTTCTTGTCCGTTCTCATCAAGCAGAACCGCGTTTGCGATCACGATGACTTCTGAAACAATGCCGTTATCTATTCTTGCGAAGTGTGCCATTTTCTTTATCCAATCACTACGACTACGAAACCTGAACCGCCAGCGGCACTGCCGCCGCCGTTGCCTGTGTTTGCTGCACCTGCTCCAGTTGGGCTGCCTGGTGTAACGGTTCCGAATCCGCCCCCGCCTGCTGCGTATGTAACTGATGAGCCAGTGATCGAGTTTGCTGAACCTGCTCCGCCTGCGCCACCCGTTGCGGTTGATGCTGAGTTTCCACCCACTCCACCGGCACCGCCACCGCCACCGCCACCTGGTGGCCCCATTGTTCCTGTTGTTCCCTGTCCGCCATTGTTTCCTTGTGCTCCGCCAAGCGCTGCCGACTGAGTTACTGCTGTTTGTATTGAACCACCCGATGAGCCGCCGTTGCTTGCGACATATGTTCCTGAATTGTTCACTTGAAGATATCCACCAGCCAATGCAACAACGTCGCCAAGCCGAGTGGCGTTTCCAGCGTTGGCGCTTACTCCTGCGCCGATCGTTACCGTCAAAGTTCCTGCTGGCAAGACTGCTGAGGTGTTGTAAATAAGACCACCAGCGCCGTTGTTGTTTCCGCCGCCAATGACTAGGTATTCGCAAGTGCCACCGACGCCGATCACGATCGTTCCAGATCCTGTGTATTTATAGATTGTCTTTCCGGGGCGTGATGTCGTATCAACGGTTGGCGATCCGGTGGTTGATGTAACTGTTGCCTTCGGTGTTCCTGCGCTTCCCGATGTAAATGGAAAGCCTGTTAGTAATGGACTCATGTTTTCCCCTTATGCAAACTTCGTAGCGCCGCCGGCGAGGACGGTGTAGGTTGATGCTGCTGTCTTGATGATCGTGAAAGAATAAGAGTCAATCGCGCTTGCATTACCGGCTGCTGGTGCTGTTCCGCCCGACCACTTCGGAGTTACTGCGCTGCCGTCAATTTGATAAACGGTTGGGTAGTAAGCGGTCGCTCCGTTGGTAACTAGAAAGACGGCCGAGACTGCGTCTCCGACTGCAAGAGCTGTGTTAAGCGAGACGGTTGAGCTGCTTCTAAAGTTAAGCGTAAAGTTTGCGCTCGCGTTGCTGGTGTAATAAAGGACACCCTGGGTTGCAAGGTCAAAGTTTACTGTTCCGGTTGCTGCTGTTGCAGAGACTGTGGTGCGTTCTACTGGTGTCAGAAGAACTTTGTTTGTGAGCGTATCTGTTGTCGCTCTTCCTACGATCGTGTCTGTTGAAGTTGGAAGCGTCAAGGTTCCGGTGTTGCTGATCGTAGAAATGATTGGGCTGGTTAGTGTCTTGTTTGTCAGCGTCTGCGCTGTGGTCTTGTCGACTGTCGTTGCTGTGTCGATTGCAAGGCTTACGGTTCCGGAAGTGCCGCCGCCTGATAATCCTGTGCCTGCTGTGACGCCTTCAATGTCGCCCGATGCTGGTGTTGCAAACTGAAAGAAGATCGCTGCGCTGGTGCTGGTGAAGCTGAGGATTCCGCCCTGGTTCTGTGCAAGGACAAGCGATCCGGATGT